ACCTCATCGCATCGGGGAAGCTCCGGCACGGCGGTAACAAAATCCTCGGATGGATGGCCGGCAACGTCAGCGTGAAGATGGACGCCGCAGGGAACATCAAACCGATCAAGCCGGAATACGGAAAAAGTGAGCGGATCGACGGCATCGTGGCCCTGACGATGGCGGTCGGCATCCACGCTGCGAAAAAGCCTCAAGAACAAGCCCCCGAAATCTTCATCATCTGACCCATGATCGCAGACGCCAACCCGCGAATCCTCTGGCTTCCGTCCGGTGACGCGGAGTCGCGGCACTGGGACTACGAAGGCGGATCGTTCGGCGGCAGCGCCCGCAACCCTGCCGGCGTGCGGGTCGACTCCGAGACGGCGATGCGTTCGACCGTCGTGCTGGCGTGCGTCCGCGTGCTGGCGACCTCGGTGGCGGGACTGCCGCTGCACCTCTACCGGCGGCAGGCTGACGGCGGCAAGACGATCGCCCGCGAGCATCCGCTCTACCGCCTGCTGCACGCCACGCCGAACGGCTGGCAGACGAGTTTTGAGTGGCGCGAGCAGTTGATGATGCACCTCTGCCTGCACGGCAACGCCTACGTCGAGATGCGGGCCGGGGCTGCCGGCTTCGCGTCGGAGTTGATCGCTCTGCACCCGAGCCGCATGAAGCCCGAGCGGATCGAGAACGGGCGGCTGCGGTATAAGTACCGCGAAGAAACCGGGGCCGAGACGGTCTACACGCAAGACCAGATCATGCACCTGCGGTGGCTGTCCGACGACGGCGTCAACGGCATGGTGCCGGTGGAACTGGCCCGCGACGCCATCGGGCTTGCTCGGGCGTGCGAGATTCACGGGGCGTCGTTCTTCGCCAACGGGGCACGGCCCGGCGTGGTCCTCGCCACCGACAACATGATCGACCCGGAGACGGCCCGCTCGCTCCGCGAAAACTGGGAGCGGGTGCATCGCGGACCGGACCGGAGCAACCGGACGGCGGTACTGACCAACGGCCTCAAGCCTGTGGAGTTCGGCGGCACGAATCAAGAGTCGCAGTTTCTGGAGACGCGGCGGTTTTCCGTCGAGGAAATCTGCCGCATCTACGGGTGCCCGCCGCACCTTGTCGGCGACCTGACCCGCTCGTCGTTTTCCAACATCGAGCAGCAGAGCCTCGACTACCTCCAGAACACGCTGCTCGGCTGGCTGCGTCGGTTCGAGTCGGCGTTTGCCCGCGACCTCATCACGGACGATTCTCTGTTCGCCGAGTTCGACGTACGCGGCCTGCTGCGTGGCGACGCCACGGCCCGCGCGTCGTACTACCAGACGCTCTGGAATCTCGGCGTGGCGAGCATCAACGAAATCCGGTCGTGGGAAAACCTCGACCCGGTGGAGGCCGGCGACACGCGGTTCGTGCAACTCAACATGACGACGCTCGACCGGGCGGCCTCGCTACCTGAGCCGACTGCGACGCTGGAGACGCCGGCTACCGAGCCGACCGCCGCGGCGGTGCCGACCGACGCGGCCCCCGGCGAGCCGCAGGCGGCAGACGTGTCGCTCAACGGATCACAAATCACGGGGCTGCTCGCGATCCTGCAGGCTGTCAGCACAGGCGTCTTTACCAAGAGCGGTGCCGCTGCAGCGGTCGCGGCAGCCTTCCCGTTCATTCCGCGGCCGCAGGTCGATGCGATCCTTGCGGGCGTGCCCGAGCCGGCGTCGCCGGTACCAGTGCCGCCGCCGCCAGCACGCTCGCAGCCCGAGTCGCGGGCCATGACGATCTCAATCGACTTCGACCGGACGTTCGCGGCCGACCCGGCCCTGTGGGGCGAGTTTGCCCGCAAGGCGGTATCGGACGGGAACACGGTGGTCATGGTCAGCCGTCGGCCAGATACGGCCGACGACCGGCAGACCGTGGCCGACACACTGGGCGAGTACGCCGACGCGTTCAGTCGGGTGCTGCTCGTCGGCGACACGCTCAAGGACGACGCCGCCAAGGCGGCCGGTGTCACCGTGGACGTGTGGGTGGACGACTCGCCGCAGTTCGTCCGCAAGTACGCCAAGCCGAGACGCAAGCGAAAGGGCAGCGATGGCGGCACGGTATGACCACATCGACTTCACGCCGCCGGCCGGCGTGCGAGCCGAAGCACAGAAGGGACTCGACTGGCGAAGCGAGTACGGCCGCGGCGGCACGGAAGTCGGCGTCGCCCGCGGTCGCGACCTGTCGAACGGAGTGAACATCAGCCCGGAGACGGCACGCCGCATGAAGGCGTACTTCGACCGGCACGAAGTCGATAAGCAGGGCGAGGGATGGTCGCCCGGCGAGGATGGGTTTCCGAGCAACGGCCGGATCGCGTGGGCCTTGTGGGGCAGCGATCCCGGCTGGGCTTGGAGTCGCAAACTGGTGGAACAGATGAACGCCGCAGACGAGGAGAACCGCAGCATGGCCGTTGAACGTCGCAGCCTGTACGAGGAGGAGAACGGCACGCTGCCGCTGCTCCGCATCGAATCGCGGGCCGCGGACGGTGCCGCCGAGTCGCAGTGGATCGTCGGCTATGCGGCCAAGTTCGGGGTCAACAGCCTCGACCTCGGTGATTTCCAAGAGCGAATTCACCCCGACGCGTTCGGCATCGTGTCCGAGCGGCGCGGCCGCAAAAAGCCGCTGGAGACGCGGGCGCTCTGGAACCATGATGCCAATTTCCCCCTCGCCCGCTACCCCGGCACGCTGCGGATGAACGTGGACGAAGTCGGCCTGCGGTACGAGTTTCCGGTGCCGAACACGACGTACGGCCGCGACCTCGCCGCCAACATCGAAGCGGGCATCGTGCGCGGCAGTTCGTTCTCGTTTCAGATCGCCCCCGGCGGTGAGGCGTGGAGCGTGGAGGAAGGCCGGTCGATCCGCACGGTGACGAAGATCGACTCGCTGATCGACGTCGGCCCGGTCACGTTTCCTGCTTACCCCGACTCCGACGCGGCCGTTGCCAAGCGGTCGTTCGACGCGTTCCGCTCCAGGCGGCTCGCCGTCGTCAGCCGGGCCGCTTCGTTCCGCGACTACCTGAGGCAGCATGGCCGCTAAATCCGGCGACGTGTGCGAGCGGTGTCGCAAGGCCCGGCTCGGCGTCGTGTCGAGTCAGTCTCGCGGCGAATACCAGACCCGCTACTTGCGGTGCGCCGCGTGCGGTGCGACGGCCAAGAGCGTCGTGCCTGCCGATGCGATCCGCCGCCGTGGTCTTACTACCTAGTAAAGACCACCGCGCGGCATCTGGATGGGTGGCGTGGGGCATCCGTAGTTTGGCAGCAGGCGGCCAGTGGTGCCGCTGTCCGAACAACAGGAGCCGCGCACGTGGACAAGATCAAGAAGCTGCTGGACGAACTCGCCGCCGTCGTCGCCGAGATGGAGACGATGACCGAGGCTCCCTCCGAGGGCGATGCCCCCGCGATGAGCGAGGAGCAGGAAGCGTCGCTCCGCAGCCTTGAAGCCCGTGCCGACAAGCTCAAGGAGCAGATCGCGTTCTGCGAGCGGCTCGCCGCCAAGGAGAAGGAGATGCGGGCGATTCTGGAGCGTGCCGCTCCCGCCGCGAAGGTCGAGACCGCCACCAAGCAGGAGACCGCCGCCGTGACCGAGACTCGCACCAAGGTGTTCGCCGTCCCGAGCCACGGCAAACTCAAGGCGTTCCGCTCGGCGGAAGCCGCCTACCGCGCCGGCCAGCACATCCGCGGCTACGTCCTCGGTGACGCCGAGGCCCGGCGGTGGTGTGCCGATCACAACGTCGAGAGCCGGGCGCAGGCCGGCGGCATCAACGCCCTCGGTGGTGTGCTGACCAGCGACGAGATGAGCACGGAAATCGTGCGACTCGTCGAGGAGTTCGGGTCGTTCCCCGCGAACGCCAAGCGGGTGTCGATGAACACTGACACCATGCTCGTCGCCCGCCGCAAGGGCGGGCTGTCGGCCCGGCCGATTGGCGAGAACGCCGCCCCCGAAACCAGCGACGTGACGTTCGACAACATCTCGCTCGTCGCAAAGTTGTGGGGCATCGACAACCGCATTCCGAACTCGCTGATGGAAGACTCCGTCATCGACCTCGCGGACGCGATGGCCGTCGAGGTGGCGCAGGCGTTTGCCGAAGCCTTCGACAACGCCGGTTGGATCGGCACCGGGGCGCTGGCCCTGTACCACGGCGTGGTCGGTGCGTCGGTGGGGATCGACGACGGCACCCACACCCGCAGCGTGGTGGGGGCCGGTTCCACACGCAACACGTTCGACACCCTCAACCTCGCCGACTTC